AGGACCCTCAGTTATACCGTAAGGGGGCTTATGTCGAGTGTTGTCCATGAGGTCATCGTTATGACCCCCCTGCTCGCGTCCGTGAATAGAGTGCTTCATACTATGTACCTGGCTTCTGATTACTGTATTTACGACCGGCCATTAGCGTTTCTTAGCCTCTCTAGCTTTTGCCCGTATCATTCTACCAGCCTTCAGTCCGGTACGAAGTCTCCGGCCAAACCCGGTATTCTTAAAGCTAGGGTGTTCAGATAGTTCCTTAACAGCCTTACGACCAGAGCTGGTATGGGTTTGGTCTATAATACTACCGACCGATTTATTGGCGCTATTTATGTCCCCTGCCTTAATCTCTTCTTTCCACTTCTTAGAATATTTACGACCGGCCATGTCTGGCCCCCTAAAAAGATTCGGAACTACCTCTATACGCTATATCTGGGGGGATGCAAACAAAAAACCCCCCGCCGGAAAGGTCAACTAACGGCGGGGGTAGTTTGGGTGAGACAGGGAAATCTCAGTAGGGAGGTGCTTACGCCCACCGGGCAGTAAATACATGATGTACTGCTCGATGAATATTAACCATACCACCACTGAGTAATATTACAATGCCTGTTTTAGTCTGTGGTGTGATAGCGGGCACGAAAGATAACTGTCATTCAGCGTCCGCGTTTTTATTCCTCCAAAAATTCCCAGCCAAGATATTCAATACCTTCAGCACAGCACTGATGATTTTATCGTCAGTCTTGCTCGGCGTTAAAGCGGTGATACTCGTGGCACTCGCAATCACGAGGGTTATAGCGGACAGCCATGCCGGGATATGTTCTGCCCAGGCAAAGATCATTGTCAGAAATTCCATTGTCGCTCTCCTAAATTATGGATGGTAACGTGTCTGCCACTCAATATGGATGTGGCTTCCTGAGTCTTGCTTCAGAATCACCCTTATGCCCAAGAATACCGTTTACCGAAGTATTGTCGGCTAAGTCCAACCAACAGCGGAGACATGCTTGACATCCCGCCGCTGGTTAATCATACCACCATCCGAGACAGATGCAATATGCAGCATGAGATATTGAAGCGCCTCTGCTACATGAGATGCGTCGTTCTTAACGATAGTACCGTTCGTCTTGTGGAACCTGTATCCACCCATCATCGCGGACTTCAGATGTCGGCAGCTAGGGTCAATGAGAAATGCGCTCTCACCGTCCACATGCCGCATCAGGTAATCATCCACGGCAGACAACCGCGCCGAGACGTTGTTGGTCCTGGCGGGCATAACCCGCAGGCCCTCAGCCTTGATAATATCTACCGCACTTCTCTCATCGGTCTGCGCTCGTTGTATCCCTGCCGGATCGACAACGACAAGAATGGGGGCGGAGGCAAACTTTTCAAAGATGATAGGCTTGAGTACGGTTCGTATAAAACGTTGGATCCCCATGTCGAAGCTGACCGCTTCCTTGAAGATAAGTGCTCGCCCGAGGGGGTCAGATTGACCAAATAACGCGGCTGGGGTAAGTCCCAGGTCCATGCCAATGATAATGGGCCGCACCCCGTTAAGCACAGGACGGAGAGAACTACTAGCCACGTGGTAGTCCGTGCGGAAGTACTTATACACAGGTTGGCCCGCCGAACTAAGTGCATACTCACCGTCAATATAGACCCGGATATACTCTTCGCTTCGCCCCTGAATATTATAGTATCCCTCCACAAGGTTCTCAACATTCTCTGCCTGGGGGCTACGCCCACTGGGCTGCTTGAATACATCCCACCCATTATTAGCCGAACTGACCCCATCCTCAGGATTAAGATCCTCCATCTGGTAGTACCACCAGCTCTCCATAACCGGCGGATTAGTATCGCCCCACATGCCGTACCACGTCGGACCCCCGTCTTTCTTCGGCGGGAATCGTCCTATGCGCTTCGACATAGCATCAATAATATTCGGATGGATGTCTCGACACTCGTTGAACCAGGCGAATGTTAGCTCCAGAGAGTTGAGGTTAGCAACATCGTCGGCATCATCCAGTGCCCGGAACATAATCTCGCACTCAATATCACCTACCGCGAAGAAATACGTCTTCGTCGTCCGCATGTATCGCCCACACACTCCGGCAGGGAACCAATCCAGAAACGTCTTAATCGTAGTATCTGCCAGCTGCCTTGCCGTCTCACGTACTACTGCGACTCGGGTTTTGCGAATACCATCCTTGTTAGGTGCCTGCTGACCGGCCCGGCGGATAACCTCAAAGCAGCTTGTTACACTCTTCCCAGAACCCACAGGCCCCATCAATACCCGCATCTTTGCATCCGAAAGCATAAACTGCTCACCGGTGTAATGAGGGGTATAGTCAATACTAAGAGGCATCTACTGGCTCTCCTAACAACATAACCACCGTAATAGGCGGCCTATTCTTATGGCTCACGATCTTGGCCCTGCAGGATACCCCGATACGAAACATGTGGGTCATAAACTCGTTAGCTATAACACTAGATTCAAACTTCCTGGCAGGTAGACCTAGGTGATAGGTATTAAAGCTACTCCGCATGCTCAATCACTACAGGCTCCAGGGTCTTCTGCGTCTGACCTGGGAGATTAATCTGTATAGTTACCCCGCCCCCGCTACCGTCACCGGCCCCCGACTCCGGTTTAATCTCTAGCCCGCCCCAACGGACCGTCGCCTTGATGAGATCTGCCTTCACCGCCGCGCCCACATCAGCGCTGTGAATCAAGCTGTAGCTAGTCAACAGAAGTTCCTCAGCCTGTGCCCGGGCCTTAAGCCGGAAAGTAAGCCCATTCTTAGAGATGTCTGCGCGGAGATCGCCTACCTTACGTAGAAAGATAGGATCCTGGTTGAAAGCCAGTATGTTGTCTGGAGTGACATCGTTTCTCTCCAGGATATCGGGCAGGGTATCGCCACTTCTCTCAAGGAAAAGCGCTACGTCCATTGCGAGCCTGTCGGTCCAGGGCCTGGGTGTTATGTCAAGCATCTAACCGATATACACGCTTGGCTGCGGGATGTCAAACGTACCCCCAAATAAGGGTAAGAAGCTCAAAACGGAATAAATGTATTATATACCAATACGTTACCTATGAAAAAGGAGGTGAACTGACAAAACTGACAAAAGACAAAGGCTGGGTAGTAAGTTACCTAATAGAACAAACAGGGTACAAGTACATTTGGGGGGTGCTATTTTTTACAGGCCTTTAATGCAAGTTCTCGTGTGGGGTAAGTTCCTACATGCACCTTCCTCTTAAGTTCTGGATCCCATATACGCGCCTCCCAGGTACCGTACCTGGTCTTACGGGCCTGCATCTTTGGATCCGGCCTAACGAACGGCTTACCCCCATCAGCAGCTAATGCCTCTGCTCTAGTGTCAAATGTACCTATGTGGGTGTAGCCCCCAGCAGGGTGATTTATGCGGGCGCACCATTTACCCCCAGCAGACTGCCATACCTGCAGAGTATCTACCCTGCGGTGCTTACTACTACGTGACACATTCTCCGATACAGTTATCTGCCTGAGGTTAACCCAGCGGTTATCCCCTACATCCTCATTTATATGGTCCATAGCCAGGGTAGGATCAGGGTCGCCGCCGGTCATCATCTTCCAGATAATACGGTGTTGGAGATAAATCCTCCTATGGAGGCATACAACCCGGTAGCCGTGGTTAGTACCGCTCGGGCCAATAGCTCCCTTAGCGCACCCCTGATGGTACCTAACCCTCCAAAACAAATCCCCCGTAGTAGGCTCATAGCGGAAGTAGAAGTTAAGGTACTCAGATGTAGGCAATGATTTTTTATACATGCAGGGGAGGTATCATAGAATGAGGGGGGTGTCAAAATCTTATATTTGAACGAGGACTTTACTTATACCGGGGCGGGGGTCGAAAGCTTTGTCCGACTGGGCGCCCCTCTCTGTCTCTTTGCACGTCCGCAAGGCGTAGACAAGCACTCTGTAGGTTTACGCTTGAAAATGGCAGAAAGCCTCAATACTTGCCATGTTTCGCATAATATCGTCTATTGATTGGGCCTTCCGGGATGCTCTCGGAAAGGCGGGCGGCCCTCGGGTTGCTCCGAGACCGCTCTTTGACAATTGCATACACTAAGGAGTTTCCCACATGGAAACTAGTTTGCGTGTTTTCAAAGAACGTTTTGTTGTGCCTCATATGACTAACCATACAAAAGGGTCCGCGATTTATGATCTGAATGGTCGGTCGAGCGTCGCCTTCAAGATTACGAAGAAGGAGCCTAGCGTCGATTCGTTGCTAGTTCGCAATTCATCCGAATTGTTCGATGCTATTGAGGGTTTGTTATCCGAGTTTGCCGATGAGGTGGGTTGCGTTACCGTCTCTGGAAATGGTCTCTGGATCGAGGGTACTAACGATGCCACGAGCAAGGTCGACCGCAAAACCGGAAAAGGACGCTGAAGCCTACTTCGGTCGGTTTGATTGTCCCACGGTTCGCATACCTTCGACAGGACGCAAAGCGGGTAGGGTCTTAACAAAAGCGAGTAAGGCCTCGCAAGATGCGAAAGCATCGTTCTTCTCTAAAAGAGGATAAGACCTAGATAACTCAGCCCGGGCAAGTAGCCCGGGCACTCTTTTCTTATAATTGGAGATGGATATGTCTTTCTTTCGTAAAGATAAGAACCCCATGATCATCCGCTATTCAACGACGATCATGTTTGACGATGATACATCGTTATTTAACTGCTACGTGATGCGCGAGAACTCGAAAACAACGCTTCGTACCGTGCTCGACGTAGGCGTCGAGAATAGCATGGATAACGCTGTTAGTTGGGGCGAAGCAGCCATCAAAGCACGCGGATGGCTTGATAAAAACGAGTCGCCTCCTGACTACTACACTAGGACGGGCGGCATGCGGATGGGTCTCAAGCTCATCGAATAGCATCAATAGGGCGCAGGTAGCGCCCGCCTAACTGGAG